CTAACAAATGGAACATAATTTTCTTTAGATTGAGACATGACCATTATTTATTTTAAGTGAATCAAAAAATTCTTTACGTGCTAAGTTATCATTTTCCATAAACACACCTGATGCTTTAGTAGTGACCATTGCGGCACCTTGGTGTTTAATACCTCTACAACTAACACAATTGTGAGTAGCAACTACAGTTACAATAACACCTAAGTTCTCTTCACAAACTTTATTTACTGCTTGATGAATAGCTGCTGTTAATTGCTCTTGAATAGCACCTCTACGACCAAAGTGTTCTACAATACGATTTAGTTTTGATAAGCCAATTACTCTACCTTCAGCACCCGCAATATAACCAATATGTACCACACCTCTAATTGTTTGGTGATGATGTGAACACATTGAAGTTAATTGAATATTACGCTCAATAATTACTCCATCATAACCATCTGATGGGAATGAAGTAATATCAGTAAATCCATTGTAACGACCAGCCCATAAATCATTAACATATGCTTTAGCTACACGACGAGGTGTATCAGCAGAGTTAGGATCGTTTTTCCAATCACATTTTAATGCTGATAAGAAATTACCAAAGTGTTCAGTTGCTTCTTCTATCATTTGCTGTTTTTCGTCATCCGTTAATGGACGATCTGAGGCAGCACCATTTGCTAAACCTGTCTTCACACACTCAATATCGTTGTGAAATTTTCTTCTATTGTTTTCCATATAACCTAATATATTAATTTATTTCTAGATGGCCAAAATATATGGCAAACTCCTTTTCTTACCTAAATCATCATCCATACCGAATCCAACGACCCATTCTTCTTCAACTACAAATCCATAAAGTGAACCTATAGGCATATCAACTTCATTAATATATCGTTTAATTAAAGTAACCATTTGAACACTTACTGGGTCAAATTGGTAAAAATGATTTGCTAATGCATTCATTGTTACTCCTGAGTCATAGATGTCATCTATAAGATAGACATGTTTATTAGTTACATCTACTGATTTGTCTAATATCATGTTTAGGTCACCTCGTTCTCTACCTTCATATGATCTTACTTTTACAAAATCAACTTCTGGGTCTAATGATGATAATCGTTTAACTATTTCATTAAAAAACATAAATCCACCATTTAGTACACATACTAAAACAATAGGAATTTTTTCTAATTTATGGCGATTTAAAATTTGTGTAGCAATAGAATCAATTCTTGATTCGATAACTCTGTTTTCAAATAATACTTTCATGTAATTCTTTTATTGAGTGTAGTCCTGGGTAGTGTTTAATTTTTCCTTTATTAGATAATATCACGTGTGGGTAGTAATCTACTGAGAATGCTGTTTCTAAATCAGTATCCTCATTAATAGAAATCATTTCAAATCCAAGTTTATCAGCGATTTCTTGAATCATAGGGCGAGCTACTTTACATCCTCCACACCATTCAGCATAAAAGAATGTAACAGTATTTTTTGTTTTAAGTGCTTCGGTTAATAATTTTTTATCCATTATAATTTTTATTTTATGTTATCAGACACCTCTCAACGTATCAAAGGCTATAATGTGTTCTCTACCTGTAAAGTTATAACCATTATCTCTACAAAAATCCATTACCATAGGATATACTCTAATTAATTCATCTCTTGTATCACCAGGAGGCATTAACCAAGTCTTACGTTTTGGAATATCCATTTCAACTCTAAATGCTTCAATCTCATTCCATGCCTCAGGCATTTCAATAGGATTACAAACAGGTTTGAAATGATAGTCATGATGGTATTCTAATGTTTTTCTTATCGTTTCTTTATCGAGACGGTGTTTGTTATGTTGGTCCACCATCTTTTGATCAGCAACTTTACCTTGTGGAGTAAGAGTCCCAATTGCAGGAACGCTGTTACTAAACTTAGGACTAAGAGATATAAGACCAATAGGGAAGTCAGTTTCAATGAAATGAGAGCCTTCTGTTTCAATTGTGATAAATAAGCCACGTTTTTCTGCTAAATGAGTTAATTCGTTTACTAAGTCAGGATGCATTGTAGGTGAACCACCTGTTAGCATCATTTCTCTAATATGGGGGTTATTGTCATAAATAGCTATAATATCGTTAAACGTATATTTTCCTTTCTCAGGGTGAATACTTGTATACCAACTATCACACCATCCACCTTCTCCAAACCAACATCTGTGAGTACAACCTGTAGTTCTAATAACTACTGTAGGCATTCCAGCTCTACTACCTTCTGATTGTACAGCTGTATATAACTCTACAATAGGTAATTTTTTATTATAGTCTTCTATTCTACCTGGTTTTTTATTCTCCATAAATAGCTGAGTTTTTATTATGTTCTTTAAATTCTACTTGAGTAACACGTACTCTATTATTTGTTTCTTCTAATACAAATTCATTCACTTTGTCATAAATGTATTTAGCAAACTGTTCTGCTCCAGTAGCTGGTATTACTCTTAGTTGAATAAGTTCTATCTCGTTCATTGCCTTAAAGTAAGGTAGCAAAGGATCATCTTCTGCTATAATTACAGTATGATCAAACATATAATCCATCCATGCTTTAGGGTTCATACCATCAATAGTACCTTTAGCTCTTTTCATACCACCAAAGTCCCACACCCAGTTTCTTTCATCTAATTCACCTTCAAATGTAATCTTAAATGAAATACCATAACCATGTAGGAATTGACAGTGTGTTCCATCTGCTCTCCATTGACGGAATACAGTGCTAAACCCATCAAATATTTTTGTTGATTGGAATTTAGTTTTCATATTATCCTTCATTTAACCAATTGATAATTTGTGAGTTGGATTTTACTCCTGTAAAACGTTTAATTTCTTGTCCATTGTCTACTAATATAACAGTAGGAACATTTCGAACATTAGCTGCTTCTAATACTGATGGGTCAGTGTAATCAACATTTTGTTTATGGACTGGAATTTGTCTGGCGATCTCATCCATGATTGGACCTAATGTTTGACATGGTTGGCACCATCCTGCTGTGTAATAAAATAATTCTTTAGGCATTGTCTTCTGTTTCTGGGTTTTGTCTTTGCATTTGTTCTTTTAACATGGTCATAAACTTACGTTCCATGATTAATCTATTTTTAGAAGTTGTCTCATTACGTTTAGCAACTCGCTTGTTGTGGGCTTTTTTTCCACCTCGTTTTTTAGATGTTGGCATTATTGTGATTATTTAAAATTGTTTTTACATGTTCTACTACTGTTTCCCAACTTACAGGACCTGTCTCGTCAGCATATTCAACTGGATCTGGTTTTCCAAGTTTCATAAATGCTTCAACTCGTTCTACTGATGATGCTGATTTGTAATCACTATAACAATTAAAAAAGTAGTAAATTGGTTTATATGATGTGTTTGTACGTTTGTATACTTCATTAAAGTCTAAACCTAAACATTCAACACATGAATCACCATCTACTAAAATACCAAACTTATCAGTATCAAGATAAGGTGTATAATGATATACTTTTTCAGCACCCCAATTACCCATCTTAAATGCTTCAAAATCAGCATCTCTAAATTCTTGACGACAATCAGGATAAATAGCATGATCACCTGCATGTATTCCTATCGCTATAGCACATTCAGTGTCTTTTTGTTCAGCAATTGATAATGCAACTGCTTGAATAATAGAGCTAAAAATCTTATTACGATTAGGAACTACTGTTGCTTTCATATTCTCTTCAGCGTAGTGCCCTTCAGGTACTTCTTCACCTCCAGTTACTAAGGCTGAGTTTAATAGTTGAGATAAACCATCTAATTTAATAACTTGATGTTTTACAAAATATGGATATTCCATTGTTTTAGACTCTTCATCTATAATACAATACCCATTAATATACTTAACTAAATCTTTAGCGCGCTCTAATTCTATATTATGTTTTTGTCCATAATCAAATGATAACGCTGTAACTTCATAGCCATTGGCGAGTAGATGAAGCAATAGTGTAGAACTATCCATTCCTCCACTTAATGATAATACTGCTTGTTTCTTCATAATTTATTTGCTATTTGTAATATAATATCTGTATCCTCATTTGACAAGCTAAGACGACCTTTTCTTAATTTTTTAATAGCATCATTCCATTCTTGTTCATATAAATTTCCTTGTGTAGGGGCTACTAACCCATGCCATACATCTTCCATAACTTTTATTTTACTATTTTATCTAAACGATTAATTTTTCTAAATTTATTTACATTGTAATGTAAAGCATACCAATTAATATCTTCAGAGGCACGATTCATAACATGGTCAATTTTAGTAATTGGTTTCTCATCCAAACCATGTTCTTTATACATTTTATCTTCCATTGCGGCCATAATAGGATTTGAAGTATCTATACTTTCAATGAATGGGTAATTCTGGTGGAATAAAAACTCTTGAGGTGCGGCACATCCAAGTAAGTGAACTCTATCATTAGCGTCAATAACCTCGCTATCATACAACCTACCTATAACGTTTACTCGACCCATAGCAGTAGAAATTGCTGGTAGTGGGTGTTTAAAATGATCTTTATAGTATCCAGCACCATATGAGAATGCTATTTTCTTATAACCTAATGATTTATACTTTAAATAACATTCAGCTGCTTCTTCAATATTAGTTGCTTGAACTACTGCTACTTTAGTAGTATAGTAAGGTAATTTAATTTTAGCCCATTCTGCAGCATTGTCAATAGATGCTTGCATATCTTGCCACACATCAGGTACAATAAATTCATTTGGTTCAAAGTAATTAACCCAATGCAATAGACGTTCTGTTTCATATGCATGTCCTAGTTCATGTAAACTATTATCCATGATAATGTAACGACCATCTTTCTTTGCTTGGTCAAAATACTTAAAATATTCATACTCACTATCTAGTAAGTGAGGCAAACAATAATCGTAGTCATTAAATGTTTGAGAGATGTTTAGTACTGCTAATGGTACTTCATGTGAGACTTTTATTTTCATAACTTATTTAATATAAATATATTTCTTTTTATTGCCAAACTATCTTTCTTAATAAGGAAGATCATTTTCTGGTCTATCTTGTAACCATTTTTTATACTGTTGAATCAACTCCTCAGTAGTACCTTCTGCATGTTCATAAATGAATGTATGTACTTGTTCTGTAGTACCACCAATCCAATATTTTAGACTGTATTTTAGACTACTCATACGATCTTTTTCGTCACGTTCAAAATCTTTTCTTAGATTTTCAATACGTCTATTATACATTTTAATAGCATTACGCTCATGTTCTTGTTTTACTTCAAAACCTTTATCACTGTTACGTATTTCTGCTATTTCTTCTGCCATCCACCAATACTCATAATTGATATACTTAGCATAAGGTGAGTATTCAAAGTCACCATTTTTCATTTTCTCGTCAATGCGAGCTTTAGCTCCTAATGGTTTATGAATTTGGTATCGTCTATGCCAATAAAATACATTAAACTTAGCTAGTTTAGCTGGTTTAGGTGGTGCTTCAATCCCAAATATAGGATTAAATTCTTTCAAAACTTGTTCTACTGTAACCATTATTTTTCTGTTAATTCGCCTGCAAATACTTCTTCTAATAATTCTTCAATGTCAGGTAAGTCAGTTAACTCTCTAAAACGTTCAGCATCAAAATTAGGTTCTAATAATTGACCTTGATATTGAACTGTTCTAGCATTAGTTACTTCTTCTAAAGTAACACCAATACCATGTGGGAATTTGTCTACTGTCCTAATTGTGTAATACTTTCCTTTGATAGGACGGTTAGGTACAGTTTCTATTGTTTTTTGTTTCCATGTATCGTTGATACATTCTACTAGTGCTCCTACTTTCATATCTTAAATATAACAAAGAATGGCCCGAAGGCCAAACATTTGTTATGTAGGGAGTATATTTATTTACTTTCGTTCACTATAGGAGGTGTAGAGTCATCATCTGGGTATATTATATCCATTACTGCTTGTACATCAATATTAACTCCTAATTGTTGGATAGCTTTTAAAGTATCCATGATACCGTTTTGGTATGCTGAAGGAGTGTTAGCTGGTTTGCCTGGGTAGTCAAATCCGAGTTCGTTTATCTCTTCTTTGATGATTTGTTTTAGTTGTGATAATTTCATAATTTATTATATTATTTACATTATGTCAAGTATCACATTACCATGCCTACCTGTAGATGCATTTATATACATTGTTTCTCCATCTGTGAATATAATCTCTATTGACTCTTCATCTTGGTTAATTTGTTCAATAGTTTTACCTACATATTGCGCTCCGTCTTCTGATGGTTTTGCTTTGGTTAAAGAATTATCAACTTCTTCTTTGATGATTTGTTTTAGTTGGGATAGTTTCATTTTTATTAAGAATGGTTTATTATACATATCATATTTTATATCTAAATTTATGCCCTTTAACTTGAGTTAATGGTTTTCCATTAGGATTAGGATGGCTATTTAAAAAATTCCAAATTGCATTTTTCTTAACACCAAGATACTCTGCTGCTGATTGTTGTGTTGGAAATTCTTTAATAAAATTATCTTTTAAATCAAACATTAATATAGGGCATCTAGGAGCAGCTTTTATTTTACTTTTAAACTCATCAGTATGTTGCCATTTTTTTCTTTTAGTCCCAAAATCTAAAGGTTTAGGTTTGTTTTTTAACGCCTCAGATATTTTTTGTTTAGATTCAGGGGTGTGAGATCCACATCCACTTCCTCCACCATTTTCATTTAAACCATTACGGAATGTATTTAATTTATCTATCCAATATCTTTCTTGTTTACGGAGTAAAGCATTTCCTTCATTTCTATTTAAACTAGAAATATCAATTTCTTCTAAAATTTCACAAAAATGAGAATCCCAACCGTATTTAGTTAAGGATTCTCTAAGTTTGTTATTTCTTTTAAATCGTAATGCTTTATGACTTTGAAGACGTTTTTCAATTTCTTTAGATAAACCAATATATGCTTTACCTTCAGGATTTGTAATTTTATAAATTCCTATCATATTGTGTTTTATTATAAATATATAGGAAAAATTAAAGACCCATTATCCTTCACAAGAAACACATTCTGATAAACGCTGTAAGTTATCTCCTCTTAACACTGATTCAGTGCGTAAGTAGTATAATGTTTTAATTCCTAGTTTATGAGCCTCTTTATGTACTTGGCTAATCCAGCGGGGAGTATCATTTGGATCAAAGCATAAATTTAATGAGATAGCTTGGTCTACATATTCTTGTCTAACACCATTTTGTCTTACAATTTCTAACTGATTGATTTCTTTAAATGTTAAGAATACTTCCTTTTCCTCATCAGTTAAAATATAAGAAGGAACATTAATAACTGAACCTTGATCTTTTAGAATTTGTTCCCAAACACTATCAATGTTATATCCTTTAGTTTCAAGTAATTCCTCTAATATCTTATTACGTTTAATGAATACACCTTTTGCTGTTTTTAAATTATAAACATTAGCAGGAATAGGTTCGATTGAAGGTGATACACCTCCTGAGATATG